AGCCTGCTACATTGAAGTTAGCCATTGCATCATCTTGACCAAAAGCAGGAATAGCTTCAACAGGAATAATATTTGCATCAATAGCAATAGCATCAACATCTGCCCATGTTGCTAATTCAGTATTATCTAATGTTGTTGGATTTGCACCTGATTGTGCGTAAAGAGTTGCGCTAAATCCCGGTAATACTCTATTTGGAAGTGCCATAATTAAATTTCCTTTTTAAAAATAATCAAAAAATCTTATGTTGGAATGTATAAAGTGCAATCCAATGAAATATTATATAGTTTAATTTCGTCATCATAACTTTGAAACCTCATTGCTACATCAGCTTTAGATATTGCAAATCCTGTTGTATCAGGATTACCAAACATGCCTTGATAGCCATGTAACGCTTGTATAATACTATTTGCTACATCATAACAATCTGCCATCTGTTTAGTATATACATTCATTTCAATTAAAGGTGTATCAATCCCTTTGTTATTTTGCGGGATACCTGTGTAAACAGGTTGATGCACATTAGTTAAATGCCATGTTACAAACTTTTCTTGTGTAGCCCAATTTCTATTGAAATTAGAATAAACAGGTATAGGTGATATTATATCACTTAATTGCCATTGTATTGAAGTTGCGTAATCATTAATAACATTTTGTCCCATATTAAACCGCCGTAGCTGGATCGTTTCTATAGCACATTAAAGTTACGCTCATTCTATCGTTAGATTCAAGACAATCTGTAATACGCCAATCTTTATCGCGCCAAGTAATAGAGTAAAGATTTTGATTATCTACAACATCTTTCATCCATGGCGTATAGTTAAATTTCATTTGTATCAAATCTTGATATATTCTATATCTGTCAGTAATGGCCAATGAATTTTTAACATCAGAAATTAGTGGCCTTCCTGTAAATTTTTTAGTAATAACAGTTTCGTTCTCACCATATTCATTGGTTGAGAATGTTAAATCATTTACATCTACATTTTCAAAGCGTGTTATGGCCATTTACATCACCAATGGTTTGTATGGTCTTAATAAAGCATCTACTCCATAAGGAATGTTATCTAATCTTCCTGAAGTTGTTTCAGAACGATTATTATATAAATGTGTCAATAGCAATAATGCAGCTTGTTTAATCACAGGATAAGCCTGTAAAAAATTAGGATTAACTGTAAACTCAACAACAATTGGTGAAGTTACAACTGTATTAACATCTGATGGCATTCCGCTCGGCAATATTACTTTATCACCTGTTGGATCGTAAACATAATCAGTTTTTGCTAAAACAGTAATCCCTGTTGGATCTGCATTGTTATAAAATTTAATATTATTAATAACAACGCTACCTGTATTAAAACTATCTTTATAAGACACTTGAGGCAAGTCTAAACATACTGGACTGGCATATAAAGAGCCAAGACCATAATAAGAACGATAAGTAATAGGGAATATAGGCATACCAAGATAATCTTCAATATGCATACGAACCGCTAATTCTAAACTTTCTAAATAAGCATCTTGAGATTCATCACCAAACAAATTTAATTGTTGAGTAATCTCTTCTAAAGTAAGCCAACCTGTAGTTAAAGCACGATTAATCTGTTCAAACTTATCATAGTTAAACGGATTTCTAGTGCTTCCACCAAATGGAATTTGCCCTAAAGTATCAGTCATAATTAACTCGCGTAAATAAACACACCAGCTGTCGGATTTCTTACTGTAGAAACTACACGCTTTTCAGCATATAGTGTTACAAATCCGGGCTTTGTTTGATCATAGCGTTTAAGTGTCATTTCTTCATTGTCAGCAATAGTCATAAACTGATCCCAACAAGCTAAAGTTCCCATAAAAGCACCAGCCGCCGCAGGTTGGAAATAAGTGTTAGGAATAACAGGAATGCCAAATAAATATAACATTGCACCGCCATCTTCATCACCAACTTCTAAAAGCAATGGTAAACCACCTGTTGCAGTCATTAATCTTAATTTAGCAATAAGACTAGGGTGCATCATCCATGCAGTAGAAGGTAAATACCAATATTGAGCAGGAAGTTTGTTTAATGTATTAACTAAATCTTCATAAGTTGGAGCAGTTGGACTAAATAATTCATAAATTACTGTATGAAGCCCATTAGTAATTGCTGTTCCGCTTGATCCGTATGATGCCGCAGTTGTGCTTCCGGGATATGTAATTAATCCTCGAACGCCATTTGTTGCACCTGTGTTATATGTTGTAGAACCAGCTTGATCCACGTTTAATACCATAGCTGAAGCTTCTGCTTGAGAAAATTCAAGTATTAAATCGCTAACAATAGTTTCATCAATGCCATTAATATCAGATAATAATGCTGTTCTTAATGGTAATTGTGCAGATAAATTTCTTGTAGGTAATTGCCAGATTGAAGTAGCAATTCCCGGAGTTCCGTCATTAGGTGTAAATGTATATCCCCATGGATTATTTGACCCTGTTTGATTTAAAACATTCCCTGTTTTAGCAACAAATTGTGCCGCTGAACCTGTAAAAGTAACTTCACGTGCCCATCCTCTAAATGGATTTGCTAAACGTAAAGCTGCAAACGCATCATCAAAGTATGTTCTACCACCTTTGTTTAATCCGCTTCCTGTAAGTTGGGATGCCTCATTTACATCTTGTTCGGCTTTTTCTTTAGACAGCTTAACTGTGGCTTTGCCTTCAGTAAGTGCTTGCTTAATGCCATTTAAAATTCTTTCAGATGTATTCATAATCTTTCCTAAAAAGTTAAAGAGAGGGGAAGTTTCCTTCCCCACCCTGAACAACATTATTACTAATCAATATAAACTGTTGATCTGTAACGAATAATGCTAAATGGATCAACAACAGATGTACATAAACGCTTCTCACCATAGAATGTAATGTATCCTGGCAATGTTTGATCATATCTACGCATAATCATATTTAAACGATCAACGATTGTATGACCACGATTCCAATCACCAAAGTAAATTGGGAAAGCATTTGTATCTACTGATGGGCTTGGTGTAGTAGTAATAAGTGGGTTAGAAACATATTTATTAACTACAACATCAAAACCAAGTAAAGTACCAACAATGCCGTCATCACGTGAAAGGCCATCAATATAAATTGGGCGACCTTGATCGTCTGTTAAACCGCGAATTGCCGCAAGCATTAATGGATTGATAACAAATTTAGCTGTTGGTGTCCAATATTGTTGTGGTAAAGCATAGATGAAATTTACAATATCTTTATATTGAACATTGTTGAATAAACCTACACCATTACCTGCTCCTTCTGCATCAGAACCATTAGGAATTAATTGGTCATAAGTAGCAATTGTATGTAAACCGCTTGATGAGCCTGTTCCTGTTGTGCCAAATGCCGCAGTTGTTATTTGACCACCAGCATAAGAAGCCGCCGCACCAGCATATTGATTAAGACCGCGTAAGCCGTCAGAACCACCATAAGGTGTTGTATTGCTGTTATATGAAGCAGCAACTTGGTCATTATTTTGAATCATTGATAAAGCTTCTTGTTGTGAGAATTCTAACAACATATCTGCTACAACATTTGATTCTAAACCATCGATATCATCAAGAGCCGCAGTTCTGATTGGAAACTGAACATTCAAATCTTGCAATGTTAATTGCCAAATGTTTGTATCCAAGCTATTTGGGTTTGGATGTGGTGATGAAGTATTATTATTAATACCATAACCCCACCAAGCACCTGTGTTACCTGTTTTAGCGCGGAATTGATAAGTTGCGCCATCAGTTGCAACAGAACGAGAAACGCCACGAAGTGGGTTAGCAAGTCTTAATGCAAAGAATACAGGATCATAAGCAGTTCTACCGCCCACGCCCGCACCGCCACCATAACCTGCTGGGTTACCAATTGCTGAAGCTTCTTTCATATAAGCATCATATTGACCAGCATCTTCAAACATTTTTAATTCTTTTTCTACTTTCATACCATTTTCATAGAAGCCTTTTAATTGTTCTTTAACAGAACGATTAACTTCTTGAGCAACAGTTGTGTAAGTTTTGATTAATGGAGTAGCTTCTTTGATTGAAGCAACTTTAGCTTCAAGAGATGCAACTTTTTCTTCAAATGTTACTGCTT